GAGGAAAAATGTCAAGAAATATTTTTTCTTGGTATAAGAAAAAAGGGGCCGAAGCCCCTTTTCTCAAGCTGCTTCTCTTACGGACGATATGTAAGAGCCAGTTCGTCAGTGCCATCAATAGTTGATGGTAATGCTTGGAAGTTAGTTTCAAGAGAAATAACATCCTCGATAGAGTGAGTAGGTATCTCAACGTGAGAGGTTGCCATATTCAGCTCTAGTCCAGTACCGCTTGCTCCACCAATCTTGAATACAAGACCGAAAGAGTTTGTTACTACGTTTGTAATAGCTCGTACATCCTCGAAGAAGTCTCTTGATGCATTAGTAGTAGCAGTATCCTCTGTTAAGTAACAAGTAAAGCTTCCTGATACAGAACGAGTTCCCGTTACGTGACCTATTGGTACGTTTACAGTTCCTATTTCTTCTGGGGTAATGAAAGTAATGTTATTACTAACAGTTACATTTCCACCAGTAAGAGTAAGACTATATGAAGATTCTAACTCATTTGTACTATCGCCATCCGGATCCTGACTAGTAGGAGTAACAGTGAGTACTGTTAGTCGGTTACGAATGAAGTTAGTAGTTGTAGTAATAGCTTCATTTACATATGATGTCTTTGTTTCACTAACAGGAACAAATCCAGCACTTCCAGTAAATACAAACAGTCTATGAGAGTCGTCGCTATCTAAGAAAACATCTCCGACTGATACAGCGGTTCCGTCGCCCGTAGCTTTTCTCTTAATTAAGGTTGCACCATCTGAAATTCCAGCGCTCGTTGCAGCTACTGTCATGGCATTAGTATTTACAGCAGTAATTGGAGCACCTGTTGAAGGTAAGCCTGTTCCAAACAAAAGGTCTCCTACTACAGCTCCATGACCGGCCTGTAGGTTAATAGTTGTTGCGCCCGAAGAAACTGCACCATTTACGGTTACATTTGCTACTACATCATCACTGGTGGCAGTAATTGTGCTTCCTGAAAAGTCTACAACATTTGCACAATTACCTGACCAGGCAATTGTAGCAATACCATCAATATCAAAGTCAATTGACGCTTCTCCAACTACACAGCCACCTAATTTCATAACAGTACGATTTGCATCACCAAGTACAAAGTACAAGTTAAATGTAGAAAGCTCGGATACATTTGATTGACCAAAACTTACTGTCATATTTGAGGTGCCAGGAGTCAAAACTGCAGAGCCACCTTTATCATATGCTGCTGATGCGTAGTTATCTGCACCCGCCATTAAAGCCCAAAGAACTTCTTCCACTGCGTGAACCTTTCGACTGTTTCCGGTTCCTGGATCAGCTGATCCAGTGCCTTGGGCTGCACCTGCTGCTAGAAACGGTCTTACATATGTTGAAAAAGACCACTCACCAGGAGCAAGAGAATCATTAAATGCTCGACGTCCCCTTCTACTTACACCGGCAGAAGATTCCATCTCATTAAGAGTAATCTCAGAGCTATTTGTAGCTTGAGAAAAACTGAAGCCGTCTAGTACAGGAATTTCCCATACAAACCCATCGAACTCCAAGAACATCTTCGAGTCGCGGCTAAAGTATAGTTGTTGTGCCATAGTTTTCTCCTATGAATCTTGAAAAGACTTGGACGTGAACGTCTGTTCGTGCCAGTATTTTCTAATAACGAACCTCTACAAGTATTTCTCCTACTCCTAAAGGATCGAGTACACCCTCATCAGTATCAATACTAATAATTGTGATTTGTTGAGTTTTAAAAGTATTATTTAGCTTATCAGTGTATTCTAATTGTGCATTATCCTCTAAAACTGTTTCTACATCTTCCATTAATATATTGAGAGCATCCTGTGCATCTTCTTCTTGCACATAGCATCGAATAGTAATAGATAAAAATCTATCCTTATACCCTCCGCCTTGGTACTCTCTTGTTTCTGCTCCCGGATTCAAATGAATTGCGGGAAACTGATCGACTTCATCCCAAAATTTAAGTCTTGGGTGAACATTGTTCTGTAGGTCTGTTAGGAATGCCCCGGACCCATCAATATCTTTTAATTTCTCTGCGAGTGCTACTGCTATATTACTTCTTCGTGAAGTATATGTCCTATTGCTCATTACACTCTCCTAGCAAATAATCTTCCAATTTGGTTTTGCGCTGCTATTTCTCTTATGGACTGCTCTATTAGGCGTCTTGGATCTCTCTCTGATGAAGCAAAGCGAGATCCGCTTGTTGACTCAAATACCTGGTAAGGTCTCTTTTCGTAAGTGTATCCTACACTTGGAAATCCTCTTGCAGTTGTATTTATATCTACCGCTCTGATTGAAGATAAGAAAGTTCCTGTCTGATTATTCAATCTAGGAGAGCCCATATTCTTTGCCACAGTTTTTTGCATCTGAGAATTTAGTATTGCTAAAAAACTAGTAAGAGAAACCTTAGAATGTTTTGCTCTTTCTTTTCTTCCACCTTTACCAGCCGCTCCTGCGCCTGCAGCTGCTGCTGAGGCCATTCTACCTTTAGCTACAGAAGGACGGCGAGGTTTAGCTTTTACTTTTTTTGTTTTTTCTGCAGGACTATCTGCTCTTGAACTTAGTTTAGTATTCTTTAATTTTGCTGATACTTTTTTCTTTATTTTTAAGTTCTTATGCTCTACTAAGTTATCAACAAACTTATCTATAGCAACCTTTGACATCTTAGCTTTTAATGTGCTAGAGCCGACAAAGTCTAAGTATTCTTGAGGTCCTAAATGTTCTTGAACAGCTTTTTCTAACGAATTTAAGAGATTATCCATCTCTCTCGCTTCTATAGACCCTCTTTTTGCGTTTTCTGATGCATCTAAAGCAGTAATAATTAGAGCTGCTCCTGCATCTACTTTTCCATCAACAGTTACTGCCTGAGAAAAACTCCCCATCAAACTATATAGTCTTCTTGATACGGCTTGTCCTGCTAATCCACCGAGTTCTTTTGCATAAACAGCTTGTAGGTTTTGTTCTACAGTTTTAAATAACTTTTTCTCATCTATCCCTGAGTCCAGTGCTGCTCTTACACCAAAAGTTGCTGCAGTGAATGTTCCTTGAGCAGGTCCATCTGCTCCATGGTCAAATTGAGTTGTTTTACCAAACTCTTTATTTTCATTAAATTTTACGTTTAAATTATCTTTTGCAAAGTCTACATGAAAAGCTGCAATTCTATCTTTAATTGTTTCAAAAGAAACAGGAAAATATAGTAAAGTACTATCAAACCTTAATCTTCTAGCTTTTGCAATGTCTCCCATTAACCCTTCTTTAAGTTCCTGAGGAACAGGTCTTGACTGTTTTCGTAGCATTGCTCTAAGCTGTTTTCTATATTTAGTTAGTAACTTAGCATCTATAGGCATGTTGCCGGATTCAACTCCAGCTATAAAACCTGCCTGTAGTTGTAAAACAGTTCTTCTATTCATTACAAAGAGCTGTTTAACCTGTGCGGATTCCATTAGTCTTCGAGATAATTGACCCATAGTTTTTTCACTTTGGGCAGATACATTCTGTAAAAGCTTTTCTTTTACTAAGTTTCTAAAATTACCAGCACTCATTAAAAGTTTTTATATAAATCCAGAACACGCTTTATGTGATCTGGAAAAGCCACATTATCTCGCTGGCTTGTGCTTGCAGTATTTGTTATACTCGCGGCTCCAAGAGTTCTACGCTCTTTATGCTCATCTTTAAGATAGTATGTAATTAAATCAATTACGGCAAGTTTTAAATCTTCAGGGGTTGAAGCATATCCTGCTCTGTATACTATTCTTACCGCACCAACACCGTGCTTCCAATTAAGACGAGTACCAGACTCATTTGTTCTAATAACACTATCGGTACGCGTGTCGATATAATACTCATGTGCTGTTGTAGTGAGCGTAGTGTAGCTTTGGTCATATCCACTCCTTTCTCCAACTGATGAAATAGATATTATAGGACTTTCAGTAAGTTGAACTGCAAAAGTGTCCCAGTAAATATCAAAATCTTCAGTTTTATCTGAAGAAACAAAATCTATAATGCTATTACCACAGTAGGTTTTTACTAATTGACTTATAGAAGGAATAAGCGTAGAAATTCGTAAGTCCTCTTTTGGACTTGTGATTCCTTCGGCATCCTTATAATCGGCTAAAGTTATTAGATTTGACATAAGTAAATTAGTAAAAACCTGGGGAAGCCGAAGCTCCCCCAAGTTTGCTGGTTATTAAGACTGGAAGTTAATTCGAACTGAAGGTTGATCGGCAGATGCGCCGGCAACGATTTCTTCAAATCCGAGTGATTGAGTCGCAACGATAACACGTCGCTGATTCATTACTTCGTAATCTTGTTCAACCGTAACACCACGTAGACGTGGAATTACATAGTTACGGGCATAAACTGCACAGGCAGCCATGTTACCGTTAGTGTTGTCTGCAGGGAACTCTTCTGATACAACAACTGGAGAACCGAACACGGCTCCGATTGTACCAGTAACTCGTACTGCAAGATCTGATCCTACTTCATCCAGAGTTTGGAATGCAGAATCAGACAACAGATCGTAGTAGCTTGCAGAACTAACGATGTAAGTTACATCAGAAGGATTCAAGCCATACTTACCCATTGCTTTACGTGCGGTCAACAAGTTAGTAGCAGTCAACAAGTCACCATCAGAGATGTCCATGTTGTCGGTGCCAGTCAGCGTTGCTGCTGCGGCAAAGTCTGCAAGACCTGCAGGTGCGCTTGAGTTACCATTCAAGATAGCGTTCTCAACTGCACGACCATGTGCACGTGCTACACCTTCGATCAGCATAGGCATCAAGTTAATCAGAACTTGCTCGTCGACATCGTTGTCCATAAAGGTGCTTGAGATCAAACGATAAGCGTTCAAGATTACTTGCTTAGGACGATAGGTGCTGTTAGATGCGCCACGATTTTCCAAATTACCAGAAGTTGCTGCACTTGATGAGAAAGTAGCAGGCTCAACGTCTACGGAAATCGGTAGCACTGTCGCTCCGCCATTCACAGGGATTTCACGGAACAATCGAGCTACTTTCAGCTCGTTTTGAATTTCCTTCTCAATAAGAGATGAAACTTCTTGGTCGATATCGCCCGCGTTAGTTGCGTAGTCAATACCAGCCTTTTCTTGGATGTCACGGCCAAAGCCTGTGTCCCAACCCTTGCGAGTCATTACACCCAACATGTGTGCGGTCAAAAAGTCCTGGCCCCACTTAGAAATATCGCTCTTTTCAGCACGATCTGCGAAAACTCGCTTAGAGTCACGCATCTTAGTGATTTCATCAGACTTTTCTGCCAATTCTTGCTTATACTTAGCAACAATTTCTTCCATGTCAGCATTACGAGCAGTAAGCTCTTTCTGAACATCCTCAAGAAGCTTCTCAGTACCTGATTCAACACCAGTTACTACAGCTTGCTTGACTTCTTCTTCTTGAGCTGCTTTAGCTTCTGCTTCTGCAGCAGCTTTCTCAACAGCTTCTTGTGCTGCAGCTTCTTCGGCAGCTTTAGTCTCGGCTTGTTTCATTGCAATTTTAGCAGCAGTTTCCTCTGCTACCTTCTTAGCAAATGCTTCCAAGTCGACTTCGGGAGTTTTTACCTCTTCCGACATTTTGATCTCCTTTTGAGCTTGCGCTCCGTCCAGT